CTTGGCCACGGCCACGATCTGCCTCTGTTCCCAATGACTAACTGGCGGTTTTGTCCGGCCAGCCGGCACATCCAGGAAGACGTGGTGCGTCAGCTCGGACAGGTGCCGCTCCAGTTGCTCCCGCGACTCCTCCCAGGCGAGGTTGATCCGCACCACGGCCCCGGCGGGCACGACATTGTACTCGGTGAGATGCCGCGACATCAAGAGCATGGCTTTTTTTCCGTTAAATTCTTGGAATAGTTAGGGTAAGAGCCCACGCCTTGTGGTTATACGTTATATGCTTTGCTAACTGACGTGTCGCGGCAGCGACGCCCTCCCTGACGCTTTGCCGTTGCCAGTCGTCGCCGACCAGCGTCGCAGCCGGAAATAGAGTGCCGGCTCCTCGCACGTCGTCCTCCACGCTCTGGGCGTCGTGCGCGCCGTCCACGTAGATCATGCCGGGCCGCAGGCCCGCCCGGTGGACGATCCTCATTCCATCGAGCATCTTCGTTCTCCGCCCTCGCCATGGCCCCGATGATCACTCGCAGGCGATTGGCTAGCCCGCTCTGGGGGAAGATTCGCAGCGTGGTCATTCGGACCCTTTCTCGACGGCGATCGCCGACGGCATCGGCGGGTATTTGTGCTCGGCCGAGCGGTAGGCCGGGCCGTCCCATGTATAGCCGTATCTCTCCAGCAGAAAGGCGTCGTTCTCCTGGACGTACCTTCGCATCTCTGGCGTGTAGTAGTCCTGGTGAGGGCCGTGCGCGTGCTGGTTGCGGTAGAGGCTCTTGTCTATCACGAGCGGCCGGCCGAGTATCCGCGCGAAGTCCTCGTAGTAGGTGTGGCATCGCACCCAGTCGTCCACGCGTAATAGGCTGTCGTAGTCCCTCTCCACCTCTGCCATCGACCGGTACTCATCGAACACTTTCAGCGCCTGCGGCAGGTGGAAGTGCAGGTGAAAGAACGTGCAGGCTCCCGGGCGAATGTGCCTCGGCTCGGGCGGCCAGTAGGCCACCGTCAAGTGCCGCCACGGCTGCCTGTTCAGATCCCAGAACCACTCCTCGAAGCCTACGGCGTGAACGCCCCTCTGCCTCTGGAGGCAGTGCTGCTTGTACCAGCCGCCGACGTACCAGCCGAACGGGTTCCGCAGCATCCCGATTACCGCGCGGCCCTTCAGCCACTCGGGTTTTGCAACCCGGATCGGTGCGTGCCTCGACTTGCCCTTCGTCACAAGCCGGCCTCCGCACGTATCCCTCAATAGCACCCAGCCGTGGCTGCTGCCGCAGTTGTTGACGCACAACAGGATGTGCCGGTCGGTCATAAACATCGCGGATACTCCCAGCCATCCAGGCCGCGGTGCGGATTGTCGTCGCGGTCCCGCGTGGGGTCGAACAGCTCCATCGCCGAACGAACGGTCCCGTCGCCGATGCCGTAGTCCTGCACGCCAAGGGCGCGGAAGAAGCTGCTAGCGCTGCCGTCCGAGACGGCCTTGGCTATCTCGGCCTGGTATATGACGTACTTGCCCGCTGGCCACAGCTCGTATTGACGCTCGGCCGCCCGCACCCAGTCCGCTATGCTCCGCTTCATCCATCCCAAGTCGTGGTCATCGTGCTTCCGCCGCAGGTGCGTGGATCGGCGAATCAGGTCGATGTTTTTCTCATTCAAGACCAGCGTCGTGTCCGGCTCCACGTCCAGGAAGATGTCGGTGAACTTGTCGAGGCACCAGGACAGGTTGTGCTGCTTGGCGATCGCGGGCTTGGCCGCCGCCTCGAAGCCATCGCGAACCGCTCGCCTCGCCTCGGCCACCTTCTCCGCGTCGTCGGTCCTGGCGCATACTTGGGACGCGCGGCTGAGCCAACCGAAGTGCATGAATTTGGCCTGTACCTCGTGGCTCTCTTGGAAGTTCCAGCCGAGCGCCTGGTACAGCTTCGCCGCGATGCTCGTGCCGCTATTCGGCGCGCCGATCATCACGATGCTTGGTCGTATCTTCATCGCTTGCGCCTCAGGAACCCGCCGTGGCAGGTCGTGTGGTGGAACTTCTCCCGCGACCAGTCGATTTCCCAGCCGGGGTTCGCCTCGATGAACTCGCGGACCGCCCGCCAGACGCCGCTAGAGTCCTGCCTGTGCAGGTCCGTGTCCTCGACGACGTAGTAATGACCGCGGGGCACCAGCGGCGCGAATGCCTCCACGCAGCCGAGGGTCATGCCGTGGGTATGGGCCGCGTCCTCCACCACCATCAACGAAAACCCCTCATCCCGGACGAGCTTGGAGATGCCGTCCACCAGGTCCCTCGGGTCGCCCTTCGTGAATTCCAGTCGTGGATGGACTGGCCGTTGCCATTTCGACTGCGTGTCAAACGACAATACCTGCCCGGTCCCAAGGGCCTCCATCACTGATGCGAAGAACAGCCCCGAGCCGCCGGCGGCGCTACCGATCTCCAGCAAGAGATCGGGCCGCGTATCCGTGATTATCTCCTGGTAGACCCACATGTCCGCCGGCGTCTTCTGCACCTTGTAGCCGCACCAGCGCATCGTGTTCTCCAGGTTCTCCCGGTCGAACAGCCCGCTGTAGGCCAGGGCCTCCTCCGGCAGCGGCGGCACTTGCATTGCTAGCTCCCTATGCTGAACAGCGGATAGGCCGGCGAGATCCAGTCCGCCTTGTCCATCTGATCGAAGGCCGACGGGGCGTAGAGCACGTTTCGTCCCTCCAGTAAAACCGACGATCGAATTCTACCATAGATTCTGCCCCTGTTCCAGACCAGACAGTCCTCGCCCACCGCCACGGTGATGTGTAGGACGCCTCCGGGGCGGAGGATGTCGATCAACCATTGCATCGCCTTTAGGTCTGCGTTCGGGTCGACCGGGTCGCCGTAGCGGCCGAGGCCGTCGTGGTCCAGCATCGACATCGACACGACCGCGTCGAATCGCTTGCCCTCCCACTCGCCGCGAGTGATAGCGTCCACCTGCCGGCACTCCGAGACGATTCGGTTCCGGTCGATCACCGTGACGTTCCTCGCACCGAAGGCGAGGCAGAAGGCGGGATAGTCCGGCCGCTCACAGCCGACCACGGCGACGCGCATCCCCGCAATGGGCCATCTGGCCAAAGCACGGCGAAGCTCCATCGTGGCGTAGCTGTAGCCTATGCCGCCTCCATTTCGCGTTCGCTCGATCTTGGCGTCCACTCTCTCTTGGGTCAACACCAGGGGCTTGCGCGGTACGTTATCGTAGTAGCGGTACTGCACGGGAATTCGTCCGCCCATGGTGAAGGCGTCTCGCATCCCATCCGGTATTTCTCGGCAAGGTTTCATTGTCGGTTCCCTACCATGGGTCCATGAGGCGGCAGACGGCAAAGCCTTCCGCGTAGTCTCGGCCTATGAGGTGGCCCCAGTACCGCTCCTGATCGACGATCTCCCGCTGCCAGCGACCCTTGCGGTAAAGCCATTCCGTCGCGTGAAGTTGCAGGGTTCGTGTCTTCTCCTCGTATCGTTCCGAGGAGAATCCACAGAATACGTTGGGTCGGAATTCCGTCACTCCGTCGGTGTACCCGTTGCTTCGGTAGCAGAGCAAGGTTCGGACGTTGCGGAAGGCGACCCTCGATAACTCCCAGGTCGCCCTATGGTCGGTATTCACGTCGCCCGGCCAGTGAGTGAAGACGCAGTCCACCGCCTTTTCTGTGGCGGCCCGGTCTATCTGCTGCATCAGGCTCGCGCTGTATCGCAGCTCGTTCGTCGCCTCCTTTCTCACTAGCAGCGGCTCGATGCCGAGCGCCTTGAACGCAGCCAGACCCTCCCGGTTGGCCTCCTCCGCAGACCTAGCGTGCCGGACATTGGCCTCGGCGGCGTACCTGGCGTGTCCCGCGTGCGGAACGAAGGTCTCGGAGTCCGTCAGCACCACCCCGTACACCGTGGCCCCGCGCTCCCGCAACCGCCCGATCGTTAGGCAGCAGCCCAGTTCGATATCATCCCAGTGCGCGCCCACCGCAAGCACGTTCATCGTTTGGCACCAATCACTCCAAGATCGCTATCGTCCGGAGGTACGGCCTGGTCCTCGTACAGTCCGCCCCGCGTGTTCGGGGCCGCTGCCGAGGCCGTCCTCGCCGAGCCTATCTTCACCGCGCCCCGCATCAACGCGACCAGTTCTGAGTAGGTCGAACGCTTCGAGCCGATGACCCAGTCGCAATGATCCGCCAGCAGGTAGAGTTCGGCGGCTACGTGGAGGATGCCGGACCGATTGTAGGTGCCGACCGGGCGGTCGTCCTCGCGCTTGGAGATCGACACGCGGTCTCCGTACCAGGCCGCGAACCAATCGGCCACCCGCTGCGACTCTGTGCAGAGCCGGATCGGCCACGCCGGCCGCTCGGCGATGGTCCTGCGGTACCAGTCGAGGTCGGGGGCCCTCTGGCTGCCAGGCTTCGCGTCCCGCACGTGGACGCCGATCAGCGGGGACGGCAGGTTCGAGGTCAAGGCTACTATTCTGTTCGCCAGCATCTCCGTCGGCAGCATGTATCTCCGGAACCAGTACCCGAGGTTCGGCACGTTCCAACGGCCGAACGCCAGCGCGCTGTCCGTGCGTATCCGCAGATCGCCGTCCCCGTCCAGGGCCGCAGCCAGCTCGTCGCGGGGCGTCCTGTACGTGCCGTTCCAGCTTTTCCCAGTGTCCGTCACCTCGTAGGGCCCCTCCCATAGCTCCTCCAGCGACACGTCGAACGTCCCTAGTTTCTGCGCCTTGTCCTTCTTCTTCCAGTCGACCACCAGCCGCTTTCCCGTGCGCTGAGTGTAGGCGACGGCTGCGATCACGCATCGCACGCGGCACGCCAGGCCGCCGATAACCTTCATGTCTAGTGTCCCCCTCATGGCTTCCTGGCCTCCATGTTAAGGCTCATGTGTTGACCTCTCGCAAAGTCCCCTCGGGGCAGGTAGGCCGACGCGCAGTCGATTATAGCCGCGTGCTCCGTTTGTCGCCAGTCGTACGATTGAGCCTCCACGAAGCCGGCCGTCTCCAGCAAGTCCGTCAACGTCTCCCTGTCCCAGCATGAATGGTGAGCGTCCTCGGGGTAGTCCGGGTACACGCGGCTTCCATAGAGCAGCCCCCGCAGTTCTGGCAGGTCGTTCGTCGCCGCGTATCGCGACGTGATCGCCGCGAAGTCCGGGATGGCCAGCCTCAAGGTGCCGCCTGGCCTGAGCACACGGTGCCACTCTCGCACAGCGACCCCTGCCTCGCGGGGCCAGAAATGCTCCAGCAGGTGGCTGGCGTAGACGAGGTCCACCGATTCATCGCCGTACGGCAGGTCGCGGGCGTCAGCCGTCTTGTCAGTCAGCGGGCGGACATCAACGTTGACGAAGCCCGGTAGCCGGATATCCCCGCAGCCGAGATGGATCTTCACGTCACTGCCTCCTATCCCTCGAAACTAATCATCCGCTTGCCGCCCAGCGGTATCGGTTCGGCGGGCGGTGGTTTGCTCAGCGGTTCTGTTTCGGCCGCAGCAGGAGCGTCTGTAAAGATACCGGTTGGCTCGGCCCACTGTCCCCGTCACTCGATCCGCTCCACGACGATGGCGCTGCTGACGATCTGCACCTTCTTGCCCGTCCGGTCGTCCACGAACGTGAACCGCGGCTGCTCGCCGAACCGCAGCAGTTGCCCCATTCGGAACGAGTCGGTATAGCCGATCAGGAAGTGGCCGACGTGGAACACCTTGGGGTCTGCTCGGAGTTGCAGATGCCAACCGCCGACACCCGCCGAATCGCACCCCATGAATATGCGATTCCCGCTCTTGACTGCCGCGATAGCTGTCATACTTTGCTCCGTTGTTTATTTAGTGAACTTGAATCCGAACCGCTTGATCTCGGCCTTCCGCCATGCGGCTACCGCCTGCCTGCACTCGTCATCGTAGTATTCCCGGTAGTGCAGCCGGGGCGATTTGCCCACGTAAGGCACCTCGGCCTTGCGTGTCCCCAATATCTTATGGGCGTCGTCGGCGGCGTCCTGTAGCTGCGGGAAGATGTAGACGCGGTCTAGCAGGATCTCGCCCTCCTTGTCGGCGACGAACGCGAGCTGATCGAGCGCGTTGACCCGCGCGATGCCGCCCCAGACCTTCAGGCCGATCCCGCCGTCGGTGATCCATCGACGGAATGCGGGTATCTCGTCGCGAACATCCGCAGGGTTCCCCCGCCCGTGCGAGCAGAGCCACATCGAGACGTAGTGGTCCCAGGGGTTACGCACGACGGCGAACTTCCAGAGCGAGTCCCACACGTCCTTCGGTATCCGTCGCCGGTGCTCGGCCGCCGGATAGTGCGACGACGGGCAGTTGAATACCCGCAACAAAGAGCGGCCGCCGGTCCGCGGCACGTGGACGAACAGCCCCTGCCGCTTCGAGCCGGGGATCACGTTTCTCCACTGGTACGTCATGCCTGCTCCGGCGTATTGCTAGAATTCATACTGAAAGGCGTCGATGTCCGACTGGTAGAACCTGCGAATCTTTTCTCGTGTATCCGTCTCGTAATAGTCCCGGTATGGTCGCTTCATTTTGGTGACATTCACGCGACTGAGCGGAGCGTAGTTCATGCCCGTCATTTCACACACGCGCTCCCAATCGTTGTCCAGATGTTCGTACCGCAGGATTAACCTGACCGCTTGTTGCCCATCTGCGTAGTGTGTCCAGTCCATCTGCGGTCGGCCGAAGTAATGACCCGGGTATTTTCGCATGGGTGTCGTCCGCTGAGGGTCCAACAGAAACGACGCGACGAAATCACCAAATCCGTTGTGCCTAAGATGGTATTTGTAATATATCGATACGAAGCGGTCCCAAGGGTTGCGAACAAATACGAAGCTTAGCGAGGCGTCAAGCTCTTTTCGTGTACGCCACTTCTTCTTGAGCAGATCCCGAAAGGGCCAGTGCCCATGGCTAAACACAGCGACCCTCGATGGATACTCAGTGCAGCCAATCAGAGCATCTCGTTCGCATGGCCGGCCGCTACCGGACAAACGGTTGTGGATCGACGTACCCGCCGTTTTCGGTATCCAGCTCCACAGTATCATCGCCGCCTCACGAGATTGTACAAGATTCGGTTGATCACGCCCGCTCCCATTCATGGACCCAATTCTGTTCGTGGCGGACTAGCACCAGCCCGGCTCCCTCGGCCACGCGCCGTATCTCGCGGCAGTATCGGTCCTGCCCCGACTGCTCGCCCAGCCGGTTCGCCACGATCAGGACGTGGCCGCCCGGAATCAACCGGCGTTCCATCGCCTCGAACGCCGCCTGCCAGGCGGACGACACGTGGTAGTCGAACCGCCACCGCTGCTGGTGAACGTCGTGGTGCAGGTGGTGGGGCGGGCCATCCACGAAGTCCGCGTAGCACTGGGCCCACGAGCCGCGGAAATTGAGGAGGTCCACCTCCAAGTCGCATGGATCTGACGCCAAATACCTGACGAACTGCTGCCAGCCGCAGTACCGCACGTCGATCCCCTGTCGCTCGTGCATCAACCGGGACAGCCCCAGGTAGCCATCCCCCATCCCGCCCTCGCCGCAGAGGGCCTCGACGCCGAGCGTCTTCCGGCCGAACTTCCGGCACCACTCCAGGAACTCGCCCGGCCCAGGGCCCGCGTCGACGACCAGCCCGGAGCCCCCCCCGGTAATCTCCGGCACGTAGGTCTGGATATACTCCAAGTGCTCCAGGACCCTCGCATCGCGGGAGTATTTGCGTTGCAGGTACGGGTCGCGCATCAGGCGGTCGAAGTCCTGCTGCCAGTCCTCTCGGGGTACCGGCCTAAGCGGCAGGTCATTCCGTCGGTCAGTCATGCTCTCTATCCGGTGGCTCCGGTTCCGTCGCCCTCACCAGTATCGGCGATTCCGCCACTGTGTCAACCCGCTTGTAGCCCACCGGGCCGAACGTGAACATGAAGTCCCGCGGGTGCTTGCAGATCGGCACGTAGATCAGCGGCGGGCCCTCGCGGACTTCCATCACCACATTTCCATCTGGCCCGCCTGCACCTTGGGGGCCGGGGCGGGCTTTCGTTCCTTCAAGACAGCTTTCGGCTCCAGGGGCGCGCCGTACTTCCGCACCCTCTCCAGCCACCATTTCAGCCGGGCGTTGGCTATCGCCACGTAGTCCCGCTCCCGCTCAATTCCTACAACCTCGTCCCAGCCGGCCAAGAGGGCACCGATCATCTCGGACCCACTGCCGGCGAAAGGCACAAGGATACGGCGAGGCATCTCGCGTTCGGGCGGCAAGAGCAGCGTGGCAAGGTACTTGCACAGCTCCAGAGGCTTGACCGTCGGATGAGTGTTCTGCTTGCCGTCCAGCCCTGCGCTGCGTTCCTTCCGGTGGGCCTTGGCCTGGTAGAAAAAGCGGGCGGCCGTGCCGGTGTCCGCATACGCTTCAGTTACGTCACCGTCCTTATGGGAGCCAAAAAAACGACTTTCAACTCGCGTATTGCGTTGCTGTTTGTGCTCCCCCGGCCTTTCCCCGCTCTGCTCCGCCAACTGCCGCACGGGGCACTCGGGCACGCAGTCCCAGTCCTCGATCTCCTCCAGGCCGCCGGCGTCGGCGTGGCCAGCGGCGGGGCGAGGTCGATGATCTTTACCAAACACCTCGTTCACTCGGCCCGTTTCGGCGCCCTCAAAGTTGCTACCCTTCACCTTCTTCTTCCCCCTCCTGACACAATCGGGCGAGTGAACCAAAACCAGATTGGCAGGCCAGCGGCCACCCGAACCAGATGTCAATTCATTAACGCCAGTAGGCTTCCCTAGCCCCATCGCACCCATAAACTTGCCACTCTTGAACCCCCCCCCTGCTTCTCCCTGCTGTTTTTTCCATGAATGCTCACCTATCCGCCCCCCATCCACATTCAGCCCCGCCACGCCCCACTTCAAGGCATTTTCGGCAAACGTCCCGTCAAGCGGCTTCATGGCGACACAGACGGGCTCCCAGGCGGGCTTCAGAGATGTTCCGTATCCGTCCCAGCGCTGGGCCTCGGGGGCGGCGGGGGCGGTGATTTTCCGTGTGTCATCCGCTCCCTTACGTCCTTGCCCCATCGGCAGCGAACTGCTATTGCCACCTTGATTGATAGGTGGGCGTGGATGGTCCGGGGGATATTGATACCGGCCCACCACCTCCCTCCACGTCCCCCACGCCGCCTTGAACTCCGCCTTCGTCGGCGGCCTGCCCAACTTCTCCTGCAATTCCCTGCGGCACGCCTTCGCATCAAGTTGTTTCGAGATGTCCGTAGATTTCGGGAAGCCCGAGCCGTACAGCCAAGCCACGCCGGGAACCAGTATCGAATCCCTAATCTCAAACCCCGCATCCTCTATCGCACAGGCCAGACGGTGATAGGTCCGTGTGGCGCCGAAGGCCAGCAGAAAGCCACCGGGTTTCAAGACGCGGTAGACGGCCTCGGCCCATTCCTGGTGCCATTGCTGACCTACAATTCCACCCCGATATTCATTCGGCCCATGTGAATGGCGACAAGACGGGAAGCCAGCATTTCGATCACGAACAAGCAACCTATCCCATTCCTTTCCCATAAATTCCAACCCGTAAGGCGGATCGGTCAACACAGCGTCAAGGCTGCAATCAGCCATACGGCTCAGCTCCTCGATTACGTCGCCGCAATGAACAGTACAGTCAGGCATAGTTCATCCACACACACTCCGTCATCCGCCGCGAGTCGCCCTGGACGATCTCTGGCTGCGGATCGCCGAACGTCTGCCAAGTGCTGTAGTGGAGGGCGAAGTTCTCGTTCGCCTGATCGACGAACAGACCACCTTTCCACGAGCCGTCATAGCAGTTGTGCCAATCCATGATCTTGGCTTCAGCCATCTTTCTATTCGCACCCCATCGACTTTAAGGTCCGCTCGATCTTCGAGCGTTTCATTCGCTGGAATGCTTCTCTCCAATTTGACACCTTATCGAGTCCCAGCAACGCCCCGAGTGCTTCGCGTTTGGTGACCGGCCAATCACGACTTCCTCGCAGCACTTTCTCTCGCCACCGCCGGTCGGCCCGATCTAGGACGATATCCTCCCGGGTAATACAGAATCGCCGCTCGACCTTGTTGAAGTACTTGCCCTCGGGCCGAGTGCGGTACGTGCAGGCAACCACGGCCCCGTTGGAAAAAGACGTGACTACCGGTCTGTACCCCGCATACTCGAAACTGAGACCTACCGCCAGGCGCTCTCGCTGGCGACGAATCCGCTCGTAGCCCTGCGCCCTAACGTCATCCGCCAATATCGGCCCGCGACCTCTGAAAGACTCGAAAGCCTTGCAGGCCGAGAGGTTCTCGGCCACTACTGCCGTCGTGTAGAAATACTCTCCGCCATCATCCGTGAACCAATAGCCGCCGCGGCAGGCGTCGTAAATGGCGCCGAAATCACCCTGGGCGAATTCCAGGCCCAACTCGATGGCGAGGTGCAATGTTCGCCGCATGGTCTGATTCACGCGCGCCCACGAGTGCGGGCACGCGCTGCACTTGTTTCGCCACGCCAGCATCACGAACTGGTGGGCGGGCGATTCCTGCTTTCGTTTCGCCATGGCGTTGCTCCTTGTGTTATAGGTTACTCGTCTATGTAGCTGAACGGCCCGATAGCCCCGGCCCCCTGCTTCGCGATCCGCTCGAACAGCCGGTAGAATTCCCTTGCCCGCTCGCTCCAGTCCCAACCCGACAGGGCGTCGATCCCCGCCTGGGCGATCTCGACCCGCCGCTTCCTCGCCTCGAACAGCTTGTCTAGGAACGACACCGGGTTGTGCTCGGCCAGCAGGCAGTTCTCGCCATCGCGGCCCCACTCCAGCACGTTGCCGGTCCGGGTGGTCACGGCCACGCAGCCGCAGGCCACGGCCTCGGTGACCAGGTTCGGCGTCCCCTCGTAGCCCAGCTCGCTCGCGCACAGGACGTACGAGCCACGGTTGTACCACTCGGCCAGCTCGGGCGTCGTCATCGGCGGGGCCCCGGGCCGCAGCTCGCGGAAGTCGTACGTGAAGCCGTGCTCGCCCAGCAGCCTCGTCAACGGCTTCAGCACCTCCCGCAGCCCCTTCCACACCTTGCCGGCCCGGCCATACCACAGGCACTTCTCGCCCCGCTCGACCAGAGGCGTGGTCACGGTGAACGTCTCCAGGTCCACGCCGTTGCTTATGCAGCACCTCTTCGGGTACTCCGGCCACGAGTCGTACGTCGCCTGGCTGTTGCAGATCACGAAGTCGGCCGCGTCGTAGACCCGCTGCCACATCCCCCGCCGCCGCATCGGGCCGGCATTGAAACTGACCACCAAAGAAGACGATGCCCCGTGTTGTTTGATTCGTTGCCGTATGCCAATAGCCCTCGCGTAATCGCAGAGAAAAATTACGTCACACGGTTGACCAGAAAAATCGGTGGCGATCTCGACTTCGTAGCCTGGCGGCGCATGTTTCCGCAAAGCACATACTCGCCGCCAATAAGCATACCCTGGCCTGTCATATAGCGCTAAAATTTTCATTCGATGTCCCGCAAGTGTTTCCATTTGCGCCCCGCAGCGACAGCAGAAACGTAACTTGAGTTCAGGCATGAACTGCGGTAGAAAAGCTCGGCAGCCACGCGCACGGGGACTTGCAGCTCAGGAGAAAGCATTCAACAGCTCCGAAAGCTTGGTGCGTTCAGCGGCTGCTGAAGGCGCAGCGAGTTTCACGTCCAGTCGGCCAAGAGCCGAATGCAATCTCTCGGCTTGATCGCCTTTGCAGCAACCCCGTTCAGCAAGCGTTGAAAACAGCGAAACAAGCTCCTCCAGAAGTTGGCGGTCGTCCTCATCCAGGTCGTCTAGCTTTGGCTTGGTCTGAGTTAGCAACGTCAGGCTTTGTTGGATCGCTCTTCGAACGCTCTCATCCCGGACCGCCTCCTCCGAGATTTGACCCGACGTTGAAGCCGCGTGAAGCTGGCGGGAATAGTAGTCCCGCAGGAGGAGCGCGGCCTCCTGAGCTTCCTCGTCGAGGTTCTCCACGCCTCGCCGTGCGCGTAGCGCAGCTAGGTCCACCGTGGCCAGCGCGAGGTCCACTGCCAGTGGACTCGGCGCACCACGTCCGCTACGAAGACTTGCAGTTGCCATGGTCATTCTCCTCCCCGGAAAAATGGAGTCGCCTCCGACCACATAGCCAATGGCCTCGGCAATCAGACGATAATTGATCCCTGTCCGAACTGGCAGAGGGGGTAAATCACAACTATTCTGAGTTGTCATTTCTATCTATCCTTAATATTTTCCACGCCCGCCGCCTGGCCTCGGTCGTCAGCGGGCCGTGATCCTTCCGGCAGTACAGGGCCACGTCGTCGTCGCGGGCCAGCGGCAGCTCCTCCACGTCGGCCGGCACCACGTTGTGGCGGCGGTTCAGCAGCATGGTGAACAGCCGGTCCGCCTTCCGCAGCAGCACCTTGTCGTGCCCGTGAACGTCGATGTAGCGTTGCAGGGCCGGATCAACCATCCGCCGGTTGAATACCGAGCCGAAGCCCAACAGGACCTCGTGGCAGCTCCCCCATCGGTTGCTCCGGTCCGCGTTGTAGTGGCCCGGCGTCAGCCCCGCCGTGACGACCTCGGGGTGATTTAGGTGCTCGGCCAGCATCTCGGGCCAGTTGCGAACCAGGTAGTCGTCGTCCACCGTCAGTACTGTATCGTGCCGGCAGAACCGCAGGGCAAGAAACCTCCCGTAGACGTACTTGTTCACGCCGGAGGCGAACATCATGCACCTGCCGCCCATCGGTATCGTCGGGCTCTCATACTCTCCGTTATGCCAAACCACCACGTCGTCGACGAAGCGGTGCTTCAATAGGCCGGCCACGATCCGCTCGACGTTCCGGGGCCGGCGGTAACTCAATACCACGGCGGAGGCTTTGAGGTTTATGCCTACCATTATACCGTGATTCGCCCGTGGGCTAAGAGCGAGGCGTCCTCAACGAATTTCCCCTCGTGCCGGGCGGGAATCCACGGGCGGATGATCGGACGCTTGCCGGGCCGGGCCAGCGAGGACTCCCGGCCGACGTGCCGGACCAGGCTCGGCCTGTGCTGCCAGAACCGCAGCCCCGCCCGCTCGCAGAAGGCCCCCAGCCAGGTATCGGTCATGCGGCCGTTGCCCCTGTGCGGCGGCTCGTCGACCAGCCGGCGGGCCACATCCGACCTCATCACCACGCCGCACGCCCCGTAGGGCACCCGGTCCGGGTCGAGGGCGGACCATCCGGCCGGCCGGCCCTCGGCCTGGGTCTCGGAGAGGTACAGCGACACGACCCCCGCCTCTGGGGGCCACGGCTCGGCCTCCAGCCACCATCGGAGGTTTCGGGCGACCAGCACGTCGTCTTGAAAGACCGCGAGAGACGCCCCATGGCGGCCTGTAGCCAGGAGGCTACTGAGAGCCGTCCAGAAGGCCAGCCACGGCCCCAGGCGACGCTGGGCGACGATGCTGGGCACTCCCGGCGGCACCGGGGTCCCGGGCTCGGCGAAGACCTGTACATCCGGCCAGCCGGCCTCGGCCAGGCTCTTGATCGTGGCTGGCAGGTAGTCGGTCGGCCGAGGGGCCGTAGTAATGGCTACTTGCCAGCCAGCCATCGCTCGCTCCATGACCTAATATATTTATTAGGTCTCCCTGTGGTACGGCCAGAGCTTGTTCAACCGCCTCTGTCTCTTCTTGCAGCCGCGGCACGGCCTGACCCCAAAGAACTTGGTCACCTTGGCTATCGTGTCCCCGAGGCCGCGGGAAGGTGACTTAGGGCAGTTGCGCCGGGGCGGCTTGTCGGACTTGATCGGGTATACCCAGCCGCAGCCCTTGCGGGTGCATTGCCAGAGGCCGTCGGGATTCAGATTGAAAAGGCAATCCATCACGGTGGCCACAATGCTGTTATAACACACGTCGCTTCTTCAGAGACATTGCATTGGAACCGAAATTCTGCCGTTGAATAGAGGTTGCCAATCGCCTCTTCGACGAGTGCAGTACATGGCACAAGCCCCGCGTAATCCTTACGAAACTCGAAGTGAGGCGGCCCGAATTCCGCTCCATGCAGCCCGGCGAAAAGTTGGTTTCCCTCACTTCCCCAAGCCTGAATGCTTACTTGAACACCGTTTATCAAGGAACACATCGTCGCCGGGAATTCATAATACCAATAGCAAGTGTAGATTTCTTCAATTTGCGTGTCGTAGGGCACAACAAAAGGCCCGAGCAGGTCACTACAATCACTACAAGAATTGTTTGTCAATCCAGTGAAAAGAACACTGAAGGCTGGTGCACAATTATCAACACAGCGAGTACAGTCGCCACAAGGAGAAGTACAACACGGATACCACCCTCCCCGCTCGTCCCGATGCAGCCGCTTCAGAAACGGGGGGACGTAGAGGCCGCTCTTCAGGCGTTTCCACTTGCGGCGTATCACGGGCACTCCATGTTATCTACGCTGTATTGATCTGTGGCGGGATCGTACTTGGCGAAGCCCCTATCGTCGTCGTTGCCCTCGAAGATGTAGGTATCTGCGGCGTGCTCGCGTTCGTTGTGAACCGTTGTCACAGCCGTGTCAGGCTCATATCCGTCGTGGTAGGTGACCCCGTCAACCGCGAAGGACGCATCGCTCGTAGCGAAACCCGATCCCTCGTTGACTATAAAGCGAATCCAGCGGGCCTGGTGCTCCATCTCGATGATCTCCCAGCGGTCCGCGTCCAAGAAGTAGCGGGCGTAGCCCCTCGCCCCGCCCTGCCCGGTCGGCTTGCAGTTCTGGTTGAACTTGTTGAATGCGTCGTAGACCTCGAACGTCGTGTCGTCATCTGCGGCGTAGTCGCTCTCATCCGAGTCCCAGTAGAGGAGCTTCGCCGTGGCGTGCTCGCCGAACGCGAGGTTCTCGTACAGCTCGAACCTGTAGGTCAGCTCCGTCGCCACGGTGGCGGGCGTGATGATCTCCCAGCGGCCGCTCTGCCTGTTCCAGACGGTGTAGACGTACATGCCCGCCCGAAGTGTCGGCAGGCCGATGTAGTTGTCGTCTGCGTCCCGCAGCGCCAGCGGGTGGTAGATCCTCTCCAGGACGGGGTTGCTGCCGAGCCCGCGTAGGCCGGTGACCGGGTGCAGGTAGACGCGCTTTGCTTCAGTGTACGGTTCCTGCTTGGCGTTGGCCGGGTACGTCAACGGCTGGTAGACCTCGAACAGAACCGGGGGCACCACGATTCGGCTCGACGTCCTGGAGCCCGTGGTACTCAGGCCGACCGTCGTCGCCCCGGCTCCGGTCACCTTACCGGCCAGGTCGGCCCTGAACTGCATCTTGTTCAGCCGGCCGTGCGTTATCAGGTCGCCGGCCTGCCATCGCTTGAGTGGACCCACGTCACTCGCCCGTGAATAGGTTATTGAAGTTGCCCTGCGGATAGACCTGGTCCGTGCCCGTGGTGGGGTTCCATAGCTTCTGCCACGGCGGATCGGCGTTCGGCCGCCAGAAGTGATTCCAGCCGTAGATTGTCCCACCCGGCACGTCGGGCGTCAGGTCGATGTACTTCTCGATGAACGTCAGCCCCAGCTCCCAGAGCGTGTCGCCGTCGGCGTTGAACTCCTTGTTGGCTGAATACCCGGCGAACAGCAGCGTCTCGGCCTTGGCGTTATTGTAGGGTGTCCCTTCCTTATTTACTGAGCCCAAATACTTGCGGAGGTTCGTCCAAGGCGGGTCGATCACGTAGTGCCAGGTCCACTGGTGGGTGATCGTGGGGATGATGATCCCCGTGTCGATGTCATCGCCCACCGCGTCGCCTGCCGCGTTCTGCCAGGTAAACCCGTGCCCGGGCAGCGTCATCATCTCGGCCGTCGCGGTTCGCGTGTGCGTCAGGTGAGTGCTGCCCGGCTCCTCGCTCGCGTCGCCAAGCCCCCCGGAGATCAACTCGCCCCGGTAGGTCACCGTCGCGTCCATCAGGTCGTACTCGCTGTCAGCGGCCGACGGCGGGTTCTCGGGGTCGCCCGCCTCGAAGCTGATCGTGTCGGCCAGCAGCCAGTCATAGGTCGGGTGGGCCGCCCGCTTGCCGATCGAGTAGCCGAGGTTGGCGATGAAGTGGGCGGAGAACAGCTCCACGCACAGGGCCTCCAGGTCCGTGCCGGCGATCTCCAGCACGCGGGTGGCCGTCGCGCCGCCGCGGCCGATGCTCAGCCCCCGCTTCTTCTCCTTGTACGATACCGTCATTACTGGGCCCTCACTATGCCCTTCTTTAGCGCCTCATCGATTGACTTCAGGCGGTTCTCCTGGATCTCCCGCTGCTTCTTGAGCTGTTCCAATTGCTTCTCCTGCAAGTCCACCTGCTTCTTGTCATAGATCCGGCTCTGGATCGACTTGGCGAAATCGGCGATGGCCGTGAACTCCGGCGTGCGGCGGCCCCTCGCAACTTGCTCCCGGGCCTCCTCCGTGCGGCGTTCCGTGTCGCGGATCGCCCCCATCGCGCGCCACCGTTCCCGGCCGAGCCAGAGCAACCCGGCCGCCTTGCTTTGCGCTCGCCTCAAGCCCGCCACGAACTCCTCGACCTGCGCCTTCGTCGCCTTGCGGCGCTCCCGCTGCTCCTGTATCCTCCCGGGTATCCCGGGCACGGCGGCGGCCGCCCCCATCATGCCAGGGTAGATCCGCCCCGCAGCCGCCCCGAGCCGCTCTCGCAAGCTCGGCGTAGGCGCGCCCTATCGTATCGCCGCCTGAACGCTCTCGGGCAGCATCCCCAAGATTTGTCGGCCTAGATACTTGGGCGCAACCTCCCGCAAATAGTGTTCCTCTCCTTCCTTTGTCAGCCTTGCTACCCGCAATTCCATCTGAGGCCCTCCCATCTTTTTCCTGATGCGCCGCTGTGTCTCGGAGATCATTCCAGTCAGATCAAAGGCGGCAACATTCAAAGGTGTGCCTGTCTTCTTTTCGAGCCAGCCCGCGATGCCCTCTTTGGTGTATCGCAGGAAGATTTTCTCCGCCTCCTTAAAGCCGCCACGCCCCAGCCGAATTTGGCCAAGTTTGGCGAGGTCGGCCTCGAGGGCCGCCATCCTATGTGCCGCCCCTTCTTTGGCCGCCTCGGCCTCCTTGATCGCCTTCATGGCGAAGGCTACGTCTTCGGGCGTCCCCCGGAACTCTTCACCGCCGTAGGCCCGGGCTAATTTCGCTTCCCTCGCTTCTTTGCGGCTTCTCTCAATACGCTTATTTATCTTCTCATGCTTGTCGAGTTCGTCGCGCAGTCCAGCCAAAAGCTTGATGTTGTCGTAGAGGACATCGCCGAACGTCTTTCCAGTCACGGCCGCCTCCGCGTGGGCAAGCGCGATCATGCTTAGCCCGGCGGCGACGGCGGTCAGGCCCAGAGCCAGGGGCCCGCCGACGGCGGTCAACATCACCAGCGACGACATGAGCTTCATCACCTGCGGCAACACGACCAGGAGGACGCCTAGCTTCAGCGCCAGCTCCGCGACCGCCGCGGCCGTCTCGAACGCCCCCTCCGACGCCCCGCCGAGCATCGAAGTCCACGCCGTGATCCGCTCCGTGATCTTCTTCAGCGCCGGGAGCACCTGCTCGCCGAATGCGATCGCGAGGCCCTCGACCGCCGACTTGAGCTTGATCAGCTGGCCCTGGAAGGTGTTGAGCTGTATCGCCGCGATCCTCTGGGCCGTGCCGGCCGCCCCCTCCAGGCGCTTCTCCATCTCGCGGATCGCATCGCCGCCCTCGGCCATCATGGAGCTGAAGGCCGCCATCGCCCGGGTCCCGGCGAGGGCCACTATGATCGCCTGCTGCTCCGTCATCGTGTATTTGTCGAGGCCCGCCTTGACCTCGTCGATGATGTCCCCCAGGTGCTTCATCTTGCCCGACTCGTCCGCAATCTCGACGCCGAGCTTAGCCAGCGCCTTTCGCACCTCGCTCGGTGCCGCCTGGAGCCGAATCAGTATGTTGCGCAGCGCCATACCTGCCGCCGCGCCCTGGATGCCCGCGTTGCTCATCACCTGGACCGCGGCCACCAGCTCCTCGATGTCCTTGCCCGATGCTTTGCCCACCGGCCCGACGTGCCTCATCGCCTCGCCGAGCTGCACCAGGTCGGTGTTGCTCGTGGTGAACGCCTTGGTCAGCACGTCGACCGTGTGGGCCAGCTCCCCGGCCTCCAGCTTCATGCCGGCCATGATCTTCGCCACGATGTCCGACGCCCTCGCCACGTCGAGCTGCCCGGCGGCGGCGAGGTTCAGCGTCGGGGCCATCGACGCGAGGATCTTGTTAGCATCGAAGCCGGCCAGCGCGAAGTAGGACATGGCCTCCGCCGACTGCCTCGCGGAGAACACGGTCGTCCGACCAAGCTCCCTCGCCTTCTCGCTCAGGGCATCGAACTCCGGCCCCGTGGCTCCGGTTAGGGCCGCCACCCTGGCCATGGCCTGCTCGAACGACGCCGCGGCCTTCACTGCGAGCACGAACCCGCCGGTGGCCAGCAGTAGGCCGATCTTGGCCTTGGCGGCGACCTTCTCCATCGACGCGATGCCGCTCTTGAACGATGTTTGCACGCGCTTCATGCCGACGTCGAACGGGCCCGTTCTCAGGCCGATCAGAGCGAACGCCTCGCCTAGCTTGAGCGCCATCAGGTGAGCCCCCTTAGATGGCGGGACTCCTGGATCTTGAGGGCCGCGTCGGCGGCCTCGGCCGAGGACACCCGGAACGTGCCCGAGCCCAGCTCCTCCGTCTTCGCCAAGTAGGATCGTATCTGGTAGAGCGTCATGTCAGCCACCTGCGCGGCGGTGAACCCGTAGGCCGAGGCTAGGTCCCGGCAGATCCTTCGCCAGGGGATCGGCTTGTATCTTCGGTCGGTCGGCCCGCCCTCGTCGGCGGGCCAGTCAAGTTTCCCAGGTCGTCCTCCCCTGAGATCGCGTTGATCCTGTCGTGTACTCGGTCGAGCACCTGCCCGGCGGCCTGGTCCGCCGCGGCGTCTTCCGTCAGCCCCGCCTGTTCGGCCAGCTTCACCGCGACCGACTCGATCTCCTCCAGCATCCATGCCTGCACCTGCTCCCTCGTCACGTCGGGCGCGCCGTCCCGGATCGACAGCCAGGTGACGAAGACCGTGCCGTCGATCGAGTTCATCCACTCGGCCAGCTCACCCCGCGTGACCGCCTTCGCCCGGCTGGCCTCCGCCATGGCTAGGCGAAGCAGCTCTGTCTGGATGTCGGGGTCGCCCTCGAACAGGGCCATGCTGTCCTTCGCCACGGCGATCGGGTTCGGCCGAAGCGACAGGATGTGCTGCTCCATCTCGCCGTAGTGCCGGGCGATCCTCGGGTCCGCCCGGAAGCGGCGCCCGCCCAGGGTCAGCTCGGCGGGCGCCGCGAACATGCGGCTCGATCCGTCCATAGGTGATGCCCTTTCGTTCTATTAGCTCGGCGGCGTGATCTCCCCAGTGCTCTGGAAGTTCGCCGACCAGGTCACCTTCTCGCCCGTGTCGCCGTCCACCTCGAACGACAGGCTCGTGATCTGCGCGGGGACCGAGTACTTGCGCTCGGTGCCGCCGGCCGCGGTCGAGAGGTACAGCGTCAGCGTGACCGCGGTGCCCTGTACGATGGTGTCCTCGACCGGAGACGCCGAGTCGTAGGCCCCCTCGATCGTGCCCGACGCGGAGAACTGACCGACGTTGCCGGTCTTCCAGCCGCCTCCGCCGAACGTGCCGAACTGGCTGGCGTCGGCGACCAGCTCCATGGTCCAGTGATTGCAGTCAGCGAACGTGCTGGAGCCCGCGTCCACCTGCCCGTACTTGCCTGATACGTTGGCCATAGGTCAACTCCTTACTAAACGAGACGCGGGCGCCTTTACACGACGCCCATAATCACGATGTCATAGTCGATGTCGTCCCCCGACGCCGCCGACCCTGCCCACTCCATCTGCAAGATGTCGCTCGTCCCCGCCACCACCCTTCCGCCATCCTCCGGTGCCGTCCATACAAACAGGCCTCCGCTGCGCAGCCTCACCTTCGCGCTGGCGTCGTTGTCCAGGAAGGCCGCCCAGGCATTCGTCGCCCCGCCGACCAGGATGTCCTGCCCGGCCGTCTGCACGTAGGTCGAGCCGCTTCTCATGCCCTTGTTCTGGATCAGCAGCACCTTGATCTTGGTGAACGTCAGCGTGTTGCCGAACACGTCCGTCAGCCCGCCGGCCAGGTCGAGCAGGTCCGTCCCGCTCGGCTGCGACAGCCGCCGGCGGTCGTGCCACATCCGGTTCACCTGGTCGCCGCTGGTGCCGCTGGTGAGCGACTTCAGCAGGGCGAGCTGGTTGTCGTCCTCCGCCGTCGCCAGATCCAGGGCGTTCTGGTAGGTCCACTCCAGCCGCGCCCGTATCTTGGCTGTCAAGCTCAGGGTCATCGCGTCACCTCGCCTTCTCGTACTCGGCCGTGTACTCCAGCACCTCGTCCCACACGTCCTCCTCGAGCTGCGAAGACCGGCGGGCCGTCAGGTCTAGCCTGATCACTGTCAGCCCGGTCACCGTGAGGGTCATCTCGCAGTCCTTGAACAACGCCTCGATCAGGTCGCCGTGTGCCTCGACCAGCTCCTGCGTCCGGTCCACCGCGTGAAACGCGAACGACTCCTCGTAGTAGTTCGACCCGAAGCTCCCCGCCTGCTTCGTCTCCTCTGTCGGCACGAGCACGCAGAACGGGTAATCCTCGCTGTCCGGGCTGTCCCCCATGTGGAGCTTGCTGAACGGCGAGGCGACCAGCGTCTCGGCCCCGTCGAACTTGCTCTTGATCTGCGCGTAGAACGTCGCCATCTCTCATTTCCCCAGCTTCACCTGCCCCTTCATGGCTTGCTTGATCGCCCCGAATATGATGGCCTTGATCCTGACCCTGTTCTTCTTCACGGTGGCCCACAGGTACGGCCGCTTCTTAATGCCCGGGTGCCTCACCTTCCTCCTAAACACCCAGCCCCACTCGGACCGCTCGCCCTTGCCCTTCTTGACGCCGCCCTTTACCGTCTGGTGACTGGCGATCGACATTGCGGTGCCCAACTTGTATTCTGCTTCCTTCTGGACCCAGCCGGGGAACGCCAGCGACTTCTTTCGCTTGGCCTGAATGGGGAAATCGTGGCTGATGCCCTTCTCCAATCCCGCCCCGTACTCGAGCGTGGTCCCCACGCTGCCGAGCATCCGCCTCCTGTCTGTGCTCTGGAATATCGACTGCCTCAGCTTCCCGGTGATCGCCCGCGGCGGCTCGCCCGGCTTGCTGTGCTGGTAGCGTCTCGGCTTCCGCTTGCTCTTGGCGCTCGGGCTCTTCGCCCCGCCTTTGCCGACCATGGCCGGCTTGCTGATCGCTAACTTGATCTTCTTCTGCGTGTAGGCCGTCGCCCGCCGCAGGCCCTTGTAGGCCGCCGTCTTCACCTTGCCCTTCACCTGCGGCCCGTACCATCGGATCGTCGCTTTCTTCGCCATGTCACTGCTGCTGCCCGGTCTCTAGAACCTCCAGCTTCCAGAGCCGGTCCTGCTCGTCGAAGTTGATCGCCTTCGCCTGCACGTCGAAGTTCCGCCCGTCCCACACGATCCGGTCGCCCTCATTCAGGCCGGGGTCGGCCGGCGTGTACATCACGTGGCTGATCTCCGTGTCCCGCTGCAATGCGATCGTCCGCTCGTACGAGCTGGCCGGCTGTATCCTCACATGGAACGGCGCGCCCGCCGTCGGGTACGTGAAGGCGGCGCTCCCGGCCGCCCCGTCGGTCCTTACCCGGGCGTATGGCGTTACCAGCTTGTCGCAGAGGGATTGGATGCTCATTACACGAATTTCCCGTAAGACACAAACGGTTGCAGCAGCTTCTTCGCCTGCCGGGGCATCTGCCCGGCCCGCTCCACCGCGTAGGTCACCGCGTAGTCCCCCAACCGCTCCGCCTTGATCGTCCCCGCGCTCTCGCCCCGCTGCCCGAAGGCGTGCTGGATGCCCAACAGGCAGGCCAGCTTGATGTCCGCCGCGATCCCCGTGCTCAGCTCCGCCTGCGTGTACCCGGCCACGTAGACCACCTTCACCGTGCCGTTGCGGGCCGGCCAGTAGCCGGCGGTGCGGTGGATGATCCCGCTCTTGCACAGCCCGGCCGGCTCGTACTGCACGTAGAAGTCGTCCCCACTGGTCAGCTCCGTCGAGGCCGCGAAGTCGCCGCTTCCCTGCCCGGCGTACGCGCTCGTGTCCTCGTATAGGTTGGTGATGCTCCTCAGCGGCAGCTCTGGCACCAGCAGCATCGCCGCCTCGGCCACGCCGCCGACCGTGGCCCCCACCGCCCTGCCCCCCCGCACGTCGTAGTACCGCACGGCCGGGTCGATGTTCCCGCCCCGCCGGTCCCTCGGCAGGTAGTGCGTGTGCGTGGCCTGCTCGACCGAGTAGCCGACGAACCCCTTGACCGACCGCTCGACCATCGGGGCCAGCATCATTAGAAGGCTATCCTCCGGGTCCGTTACGTTCCCCGCCTTGCCGAGGAAAGCCAGAATTTCCGCGCGATCGCAGATCATCACGTCTTCCCTACGTCACCGTTCATGCTTGGCAGCACCCCAAGGCATCCATACTCACATGCCTTGATCGCATCTGCGGGACTAACCTCTGAATCATCGACCACAAGCACCTCGACCGAATAGAGGCCGCTCATTCCGTCAAGATCGCCTTGAGCCAGCCGCACCGTCACCGAGGCGTGGGTCGCCGAGCCGTCGCCGACCTCATCCACCGTCACGACCGACCCGTTCATCGTCGCCGCCACGGAGTCGAGGTCCAGCTCGACAGTCCCGGCCCGGCCGACCTTCACCCGCACCACGTCGCCCGCCTGTAGTTGCAGGTAGCCCTCGCTGTTCGTCTTCAGCGTGACCGTGAAGTCGACCGTCCGGTTGGCGTAAGCCTTGACCTCGAAGCTCATGTCACGACTCCCTCACGGCCACTGCTGCTGATCCGACCCCCGCCTGGCTCCAGTCGCTATCGCCTGGCTCGCCCGCCTTCGCCGCCACCTCCGCGTCGCCCACGCCCGCCTGGCTCCAGTCCGTGTCGCCAGGGAACTTCGCCAAGACGGGTAATGCCATCTTGCGGCCCATGCCCAGTAGGTCGAACCAGCCAGCGGCCATCGTCAGGAAACTCCCGTCACGGGGTTCGCATCCTCGTCGCTCGTCAGCGTGTAGGTTTGGAAGGGACTGTCATTGCTCGGCTTCTTCGCAGTCAACGTGTCACCGGAGATCGAGAAGTTGGTCACGAACATGACCAGCCCGCCCAGCGAGTGCTTGTCGGCCGCGTCCTCTACCTTCGTCACGGCCCGCTTCAGCACCTCATCGGCGATCGCTTGTTGAGTTTCCGAGGCGACAACCACACCGTCAGTGCCGGTGTTCGCCAGGATCGCGTCGAGAATCACGTCGAGCCGTCCATCGTTGATCCAATCCGTCAGGACCGCGGCCCGAGCCGCCGTCAGCCGCTCCGCGGCCGTCTTGATTGCATCAATCAGCAGGTCCAATCTGCCCCCGTCGATTAGATCCGTCAGGGCACCCGCCCGAGGGGCCGTCCATACCGCGGTACTCAGGGCCGTTGCAGCAAGGGCCGCGTTATCAGTTCCCCGCATAGCACTACCATTCAATCCCGTCACGTCGGCATGGATGGCCCGGATCACCTCGGCCAGCGAGACGTTATTGGCCGGTGCCGCCTCTGTCGGAAACGCCGCAACTCCAGTCGAGCCCACTAAGCTGTCGACTATCTGCTTTACGTACTGCATCATAGTGTCATTCTCGGTAGGATCGCCGAAAGCCGCCACATCGTCCATGGCTCCTAGTACAGAGGCCTGGGCCGCCGTCTTGGCTGCGTTGTAGTCGGAATGGAGTGTCGCACCCGTGCCGTCGAAGTTGTTTAGTCCGTCGATCTTGCCGTCCGTAGTTGAATGTGCCGTCGTCACGTCCGACGCCACGGCAAACCCCGTGGCCTTGAAGCTTGACAGTGCGGTGGCGATATTGAACCCGGCCGATGCCTGATCGAAGAAATTCACAAACCTCGCAGCGAGCTGGCCGTCGGTCTCCGTCAACGCCGTGCCATGGATGTACGTTATGTCCGCCGTGACTCGGTCCGTCACCGCGGTCGCCACGGGTACCGTGATGTTCGTCAGCGTGTGAGCCCCGGTGGCGTCCTTGATGTTGTTGAAATCAAGCCCAACCTCGCCGGTTGACTCCACGTCCACCGTTCGTCCCACCGTGGTCGGCCGCAGGGTGCAGCCGATAGAGAACGCCCCGATCCAGGCGTTGATCGTGGCCCCGTCGATCGTCACACCCTCCATGCGCACCTGGTAACGCCCACCGACCGCGTAGAAGTCCTCGTCGTCCGTGTTGCTCAGGTCGAGTATCGCCAGGTGATTTCCATTTACAGTCCCGACGTTCAGGCTAACCGTGATTCCCCCCGGCGTGCCCTCCACCCCGTCTTTGTGAACGTAGATGTCGCCGGCCACGAGATCCGTGACCGTGCACGACGCCGAGGGGTCGTCGCTGGTGAACGTATTGAACGGGATGTTCACCGTCTCCGTCAGGTTGTAATCACCGTAGAAGCTGACCATTTATACGGCTCCTCCGAGTGGACCGACTAACGAACCGTACAGGTGGGAAGTAGGTGCCACTCCCGGCGGTGCCGCCGCTGCTGGGAAGATCTGCTGGCGGAGGCGAGTGAGGGCGTGGGGGTTCCAGAGTCGCAGCCCTTCAGACGGAACCAAATCACGCGACCAAACAGCCACAGGGCCGATTAAGCCCTCGAAGTAGTAGGTAGAACCATACCCTCCGATTTGAAATGGATTTGCCCCAGAACCCAGAGTGCCCGGTATGGTACCGGTAATTCCCGCATTCGTATCCGAGCCATCTATATAGATACGCACGGTGGCTGCAATGCCATCGTAAACCACGAGAACATGACACCAGGTGTTGACGGAGAGGAAGCCGTTGCCGGTGCACGCATAGTTGCTTGTGCTGCCGAAGTATGCGCGGATTCCCGACTGCGCTTGTTTGATGGCGTAGCCAGCAAATGCGTTGTGTGAGCAGAAATACTTATTTGAATGGTCCACCCGCGATGGCCTAATCCAAAAAGACCAACTCGCCTTTGCCGCCCCATTTAGCCTAATGAGGTTACCGCAAACTACACGATCATTTTCCGTGTATCTCA